ATTCACGATGCGAATTGCCTCGATTTTGTTGTCAACTTTCTTCTTCTGGAAGCGGGGAGTCACGTCATAGGAGTCAAAGAAATGCTTTCCGCACGACTCAAAAAACGAGCCGTCGGTAAAGCTTTTCTCTGGATTTATCTCGAAACCGATGAATTCTACGCACTTTTTGTAAAGAGCGTAGGCTTCGCGCGGCAAGATTACATCATCTCCGAAGACTGACACTGGGCCTCTACTTCCAACGTGTCTCGTTGCGGCCTTAGCAACCGCAAACAAGATCATGGACATCAATTCGAAGGTAAAGCCGTTTCCCATTGCGGAGAAACGCTCTAACCTTTTCTTATTCCTCAGGCCAAAACAGCCGGGGGAACGAATTGAATCCAACACGGAGAAAGCAGAGGATGGGAGCATGTAACGCACTGCTCCCACTGCTATGGTGTCACTAGCGGACCGTTTATCAACGGTACATAAACCCAGGAATCTCGCCTTTAGGGCGAGCTCTCGGTTTCTAGTTTGATCGTTTAGATCGACACCGAACGTAAGAAGTCGACGACGTATGTAAGAACCGGCCCCCTTCTGCAAATACAAATTTGCAGTCGGTTGTCGGCCTATCACACGCTTAGACTTCGCGTTCTTATTAACCAACAGGATCTCTTCGTCGGGAGACGATTCGAACCACCCGTTCAGGAAACTGAAAGGCCCAACTACATCTTGACCAATGACCGCACTTGCCCAGTGGATATCGCTATCCCTGGTCAAGAGTCGGTGCATAATGGCGGATGCAGAAGGTGTTAGTCTTAAAGGGTACTCGGACAATTTCTGTTCCGGATTGGCATCAGCACCGACGAGAGTCGTTGTTGTGCCAGGCCCCCACCCACACTTCCCAAAGAGATCGTCGAACTCGGGATAAGCCCAGATATCGGAGATTAAAACACGAGCCCTGTCCAAAATGGACAGAACGTCATGGTCGACGTCATGTCGACAGCTCCGCCTGAGTCTATCATTTGTAAGACGACATCTTTCCTCAGATTGGTCAAATTTGAGGAG